GGCACCGTCTTTCACCGCGTGGTTTCCGGATTTGTCATACAAGCAGGCGGGTTTACGGCTGAGGGTTTGAAAAAACAAACAAGCCCTCCAATCACATTTGAAAACACTGGTCTATCAAACACTCGCGGCACGGTAGCCATGGCACGAACAGCGGACCCTGACAGCGCAACAAGCCAGTTCTATATCAACCTTAGAGACAACACCATGCTTGACCCAAGTCCTGGCAACCCAGGTTACTCCGTGATTGGAACAGTAATTGAGGGCATGGAGGTTGTTGACCAAATTGGCGCAGTGAGTACTGCAAATCGCCGTATCACCGACCCACAAACAGGTCAAGGCGGAACGCTGACGGACTGGCCAGTGGAGGATGTCGTTATCACCAGCGCGACCATCCGATGAAGCAAGCAGCAATCATCATACTCATTCTTCTCCTCTTCATAGCAGCGCCTGTGGTAGCTGACGAGTACATCTTTGACAGCAGCATATACAGCGCACAAGACATAATCATTCAAGTTGATGTGCAAAACGAAATAGCCCACCGAGGCGATGTCAGCAGCATCACGGCAACACTGCTATACTTTCCAAAAATCCACCAAGGACAAGAAATTATACGAGAAGAATTAAAAAATCTTCTTGAATTGAATGCAAAAGATATATATAAACGCAGTCGTAATAACGAACGATTTTTTTACGACCAACTTGCAGACATTGAAGATGACATGGGTTCATCCTCTTACTATAAATGGTTGACTAACGAACTAAAAAAACATGGTTACAATATCAGAGTAAACAAATCAAATCAAGCAGATTCAGAAGAACGATTGTTTCATTCGGTAAGTAAATGAGTGAAAAAGAAATATCAGAAGAAGAGTTAGTAAGAGAACTCGAAGAATTTATACAGACAAATAAGTTATGTTCAATTTCATATTAAAATATTGGAGAGAAGCTCTAATCTTTGGATTAGTAATCACCGTTCTTTTCTTATCAAGTGTTTTTTCTGACTATGGTGATATTGATACGATTAGAGTAAATGGAGAAGATTACGAACTCCTTTCACAACAAATCGATACAGTTGTGGTAGAGAAAGAAGTAACGGTAACACAATACGTCCCACAAACTGTTTACAGAACTGATACAGTAACCGTTCAAATTCCAAGTGATGTCGATACAACCGCAATTCTTGAAGATTACTTTGCGTCATATACAGTAGTAGATACACTCAAACTTGATTATGATTTCCCTGATGGAGTAACAACTGAAAGTGGAACTCCACCATCAACATTGGGATATGGAGTATTGACTGATATTGTTTCACAGAATAGAATACAATCTCGTAAAGTAGATTGGACATTTCAAATACCAACAATATACAATACCACGATTGTAAAGGAACTTCCAAAGAATGAGTTTTACTTGGGTGGTTCATTTGGATATAATGAAGAAGATGTTTTTGGTTCAGCGGGTATAGGACTTGGTTTCAAGACCAAGAAACAGAGACTATTGATTTTAGAAGGTGGAGTGACCAACGACACCTACGGAACACTAACAGAATACAACCCTTATTTGGAGTTATCTTATTTTATAAAACTCGGTAAGTAAAATGACCGACAAGAAGTTATCCATAAAGGATATCATCAAAATAGAGTATAAGAAGTGTGCAACAGATCCTGTATACTTCATGAAAAAATACTGTATGATACAACATCCAGTACGGGGAAAAATACCATTTCATTTGTTTCCATTTCAAGAAAGGGTATTGGGTGAGTTTTCAGACCACAGATATAATATCGTATTGAAATCAAGACAAACAGGTATATCTACTCTTGTTGCTGGATTTTCTCTATGGAAGATGTTATTCAACGAAGATTTCAATACACTTGTTATTGCGACCAAACAGGAGGTAGCAAAAAACTTGGTGACCAAAGTTCGGTACATGAACCAAAATCTCCCAACTTGGTTGAGACAGACAACGATTGAGGACAACAAACTATCACTTCGGTATTCGAATGGTTCACAAATAAAAGCCACTTCTGCAGCCGGTGATGCTGGTCGTTCTGAAGCCCTATCTCTTTTGGTATTTGACGAGGCTGCATTTATTGATAAAATCGAAGATATATGGATTTCATCACAATCCACCTTATCAACGGGTGGTAATGCAATTATCTTATCGACTCCCAATGGTGTGGGTAACTTCTTCCATAAAACTTGGGTAGATGCGGAAGAAGAACTCAATGGATTTAATACTATAAAACTTCATTGGTCAGTTCACCCTGAAAGAGACCAAAGTTGGAGAGATGAGCAAGAACGTCTACTAGGCCCAAAAGGTGCTGCCCAAGAATGTGATTGTGACTTTGTTAGTTCAGGTGATACTGTTATTGACCCACAACTTTTACAGTTTTACAAAGAAAGTTATGTCCAAGAACCAGTCGAAAAAACTGCGTTTGATGGGAACCTATGGAAATGGGAATACCCAAATTACGCAAAATCATATATGGTGGTCGCTGACGTTGCACGTGGAGATGGTGGAGACTACTCGGCCGCCCATGTAATTGATATTGAGTCTGCTACACAAATTGCAGAATACAAGGGTAAAATAGATACCAAAGACTTCGGTAATTTTTTGGTATCATTAGCAACAGATTACAATAACGCCCTACTCGTAGTCGAGAATGCAAATATAGGATGGGCAACTATACAACAAATTATCGACCGTAACTATGGTAATTTGTTTTACATGAGTAAAGACCTAAAATACGTTGATGTAGAAAATCAACTTACCAATAGGTATCGTTCAGAAGATAGAGGGTTAGTTGCTGGTTTTTCTACCACAAACAAAACCCGTCCTCTTATTATATCTAAACTTGATGAGTATTTCAGAGATAAGTCAGTCATCATTCGTTCAAGTAGAACCATAGATGAATTATTTACGTTTATTTGGAAAAATCAACGTGCAGAGGCACTCCAAGGATATAACGATGATTTAGTCATGAGTTTAGCAATTGGACTTTGGGTTCGGGATACTGCACTCAGACTAAGACAAGAAGGAATTGATTTAACGAAAAAATCATTAAACCAAATAGGTCAATCAACAGTAGACCTATCGGGCTTTTCTGGTAATTCACAAATGGAAGAAGACCCTTGGAAAATGAGGGTCGGTAACGATGAAATGGACTTACGAGGTTTGTTATAATATAATCTTTAATAATCTCTATATTTATATACATCATGGATACTATAAAAGAAACAAAAGAACTTTACGAAGAATACAAAAATCATTTCAAAGATGAAAAGGTAGTAGTTGAAGCAATACAACTACATCAAAATACCGGTCTACCCTTTATTGAAAATATTTTTCGTATACATTCAAGAAACTATTACAAGTCAATCAACGAAGCACGTAAACTTTGGAAAGAAGGAAGATTACAAAATGTCCACGAATGGGATGTTGAACTTTTCAAAACCAACGCAGGACAAATGGCACTTTACGAAGGTCAAGAAGTTCCATTAGATGTTCCTATGATTAATGAAGCAGAGTATCAAGGACGAGATGTAAAACTTAACAAACCCATGAAAGGTGGGTCAAACAAACCATACAAAGTTTATGTAAAAAACAAAAATGGGAATGTTGTAAAAGTTGAGTTTGGTTCAGGTATGAAAGCCAAATTAAGTGACCCTGATGCAAAACGTGCGTTCAAAGATAGACATAATTGTGAACAAAAGAAAGATAATACAAAACCAGGATATTGGAGTTGTCGTCTTCCACGATACGCCAAATCACTAGGACTTTCTGGTTCAGGACAATGGTGGTAATATGAGACCTTATTCTGAAAAGATTAAAGGAAATATTAAAGAACGAGTATTTAAACAAAATACTGATACAACCGAACTTGTTTGGCACCGAGACAAAAAAGACAGAGAAGTTAAAGTCATGGAATCAAATGGATGGATGTTTCAAATGGACAATGAACTCCCCATTGTCTTAAAAGAAGGGAATGTGGTAAACATTCCAAAAAACACATATCACCGTATTTTACGAGGACAAGGTGATTTAAAAATTAGAATAAAAGAATAAAATGGCAGATACTACATTTTTTGGTAGGTTAAAAAAACTATTCAACCAACAAGCAGTTGTTAGAGTTGATAAAGATGGTAAACGTAGTGTATTTGACGTGAATGATGGTCAACAAACAAATCTCTCTAACTTACGTGATAGATACACCAAAATTCAAAAATCATTTTACGAACAGGCAGGTGGAGCTCAATCCATGGCGTACCAACAAGTTCGTAGAGAGGTTTTCCGTGATTATGATGGTATGGATCAAGACCCAATTATTTCATCCGCACTTGATATTTACGCAGATGAATCTACTCTTAAAAACGAGTTCGGTGATACACTTAATATTGTATCAGATAACGAACAAGTTCAAGACATTTTACATAACTTATTTTATGACATTCTCAATATAGAATTCAACTTATGGCCCTGGACAAGAAACATGGTAAAATATGGTGATTTCTTTTTGGGACTTGAAATCGCGGAAGGTAAAGGTATTGTAAACGTCACTCCACATTCAGTTTATAATACAGAGAGGTTAGAAAATGTTGACCCATCCAATCCTCATGTAGTGAAATTCAAAATTATGGAAGACCCAAATGGGAAACAAGAGTATGAAGACTTTGAAATTGCTCACTTTCGTTTATTATCAGACACAAACTGGTTACCATATGGAAAATCTATGGTCGAAAATGGTCGTAGATTATGGAAACAATTATCCCTTATGGAGGACGCGATGTTAATTCATCGTATCATGAGAGCACCAGAAAAACGAGTATTCAAGATTGATATTGGTAATATTCCACCGAATGAAGTGGATAACTACGTGCAACGAGTTATCAATAAAATGAAGAAAGTTCCATTCATGGATAAGACCACAGGTGATTATAACCTGAAATATAATATGCAAAATCTTACCGAAGATTTTTACTTACCTGTTCGTGGTGGGGATAGTGGAACAAACATTGAAAATATCGGTGGACTTGAATATACAAGTATTGAAGACATTGACTATTTGAAGGCAAAACTATTTGCAGCTCTAAAAATTCCAAAAGCATATTTGGGATATGAAGAAGAAATTCAAGGAAAGGCAACATTGGCAGCAGAAGACGTTCGTTTTGCAAGAACAATTGAACGTATTCAACGAACACTTGTTTCTGAATTAACCAAAATTGCAGTCGTTCATTTATACGCACAAGGTATCCAAGATTCAGAAATGTTGAACTTCAATATTTCACTTGTAAATCCATCAACCATTTACGAACAAGAAAAAGTAAATCTATGGAGTGAAAAAGTGAGGTTGGCATCTGATATTCGTGACCTAAATATGTTATCCAAAGATTGGGTATATGATAATATCTTCAAGATACCTGAAAATGAGAAAAACGAAGAACAAATTCGTATCATTAATGACCTCAAAGATAGATTCAGGTATCGTAGTATAGAAGACGAAGGTCAAGACCCCGCAAAAGAAAACGAAGAACCAACAGATATAGAAGAAGAGTTGGAAACTCTTAAAACTGAACTCAAAGATAAAGGTGGTAGACCTCGGGAAGGAAATACTACGATACCTGAATC